CCAGTACTTGTCCATGTAAGTTTTACATCTGCAGTTCCAGTATCAGCCCAAGCCAATGTACCACCAGATACAGTTGTTGGATATGCACGTCCAAAACTAGAAGCCACAGTGATTGAATATGCATTAATAAAAGTAGCATTGCCGCCAACTGTATCACCAATACTAAAAACACATGTAGCATTGACCATTGCTGTAGGTTTATCAATTACTATATCTATGATTTGTGAATTAGCAGGAATAACAACAGTAGTAGCATTTGCAGCAGAAGCTCCTCCAGCAAGTGCAGTACCTGTTGAAAATGTCTGTGCCATTACAACTTGTCCTGTATTTTTTACATCTGAACCTAAAGTAGTTCCAGTTGTTTCTTTAATTGCTCCAGCCTTAATTGGGCCAGAAAATGTAGTAGTTCCCATAGTCTATCTCCTTATAATAGTCTGCTCTCGCAGTCGTTTGGGTTAGTATTAAAAATACTAGGCGTATTGCTACGCCTAGTAATTAATTATTTATTATGCTACGCCTTCAGATCCGTATACACCTCTCCAGTCTGTAAAACCGAAGCTGTATCTTTCTCTGCACTTGTATCTTAGGTTACCAGTTTCAAAATCACCTTCAACAGCTTTTTTGATTGGTGCTCTAACGAAGTGTTTCATTCCATCTGGACAATCAGTTAGGATAAAATACTGATCAGGGTTAGTAAATCTTTGATTTACTACTACACCTTCAGGTATCATACCCATGTTTCTCATTGCATTGATATCGTTGTCAGCAGTACCAGGTCTTAAATTAGACTTGATAATTCTTTCAGCAACGAACACCAATTGAGGTGGAACTGCAAGTTTTCTTCCTGATAAAGCAATAGGTATACTTCTATCATCTACAGCAGTTGAGATTTGAACTAAAAGTGTCTCTAAAGACGTTTCAGATAAATCCGCAGGTGTGCCTAGGATGTTAGATGCAGTACCACCACCGCCAAGTGGGTGTAAAGGGTCAAGTAAAGCTTGGCCGTCTCCTCCCAATGAAGTAGTTGTTGCAGTATTGAAGATATTTGCACCTTTTATCTCTTTAGTTTGTTGCATTGATCTTGCTAGTGCTCTTGCGTATTTAGCGCCTAGAGAACCATACAAGCCATCTTCTTCAGCTTCTTCTGTAATCGCAAAAGCTAAAGCGACAGTTTCATGCACGTACCTTGAGACAAAGCCTTCTCTGCCAGAATCATAATTGATCATGGCACCTTCAGCTTTAGTTGGTGCAGCACCGAATCCGATCATTTGTACATCTTCTTCGAATGCTTTCATTGATTGCTCTGTAGAATATAATGATCTCCATTGTTCTGGATATCTATCGTATTCCATACCAAACACGGTGTTTAAACCTAAATTGAGCTGTTTGGTAAAAAGTGCTCTGTTTAAAGCCATTTTTAACTCCTATTGTTAAGGTTAAACGCCAGCATTCTGAGTACCATATAGAGATAGATTTATTACTACTTCTAGTTTAGCATCAGCGCCAACTGTGTTGTTAGGATAATCAATTAATCTTAGGATTCTTAACACTTTTGCAGTCGTTGCAAGTGTTGCGAAATCCAATTCATCAGTTGAATGTCCGTAGGTTGAATTAAAAGTTCCAATTGTAACATTCGCTAAAGCACCAACCGCAGTTGATACAAAAGTTCCGTTTGTTTGGACCTCATAAGTAATGTTTGGATCATCGTACACATAAGCTTTGGCGTTAGCCGCATCATTTGTTACTGTACCAGTGTTCCAAACTTTTTCAAATTTAACAGAACCGTCTGTCGCTATATACTCAACGCCATAAAAAACACCGAGAGCTACTCCGCCCGCTGTGCCTCTTATTAATGTACCATTAGCACCTAATGTTACAAGATCACCAGATGCTAAGTTAGCTGCATAGCCACTTAGTATCGGATATTCGTTGGCTCTAATAACGCCGCCTGTTAAATGTCTTAATGGTGTAAAACCATTAGCTGCATTTAAGTTTGACATTTGTCATTTCCTTTTGTTAGTTGTTAATTG